GGGTGGCCAATTCGTTCTTCAAGATGCTTACCATCTGCGGGCGGGCCTGATTGAACGCAGTCTTCACGGGCGGCACGCCGGTGCGACCACCCACGGGCATCTTTCCGAGCTTCACGACCTCGCCAGCGGCGGCCCGCTTGAAGAACGCCTTCGGGTATTTGGGGTTCGTGGAAACCTTCAGGCGTGAGCGGTATCGCTGCGCGTAGCGTTCGCCCGCAGCACTGAATAAGTCGCGGGGCGGCTTGCCAAGTTTCTTCGGTCGGGCAATCGCAAACGGGCCACGCTTCTTAAAGCTCGAAGCGAAGGAGCCCTTGGTCTGCCGCTCCTTGGTGCCGAACTCAATGAAGCCCTGGTGGTAGCCCTTGTTCTCGCCGCCCCACGAGTAGCCCACCATGCCAACGGCAGTGCCGTTTCTTGGGTAGGTCTTTACCTTCGTCTTGATGCTTTTGCGGAGGTTGCCAGTCGGCCCCTTCGGCGTGTTTCTGCGCAGGGCCGTTAGGCCGGGCTGCACGGCCTTCCGAAGCGCAGCCCCGAGGTGCTTGGCCGCAATGTTTGTCGGCAGCGCCTTAAACTGCTCGCGCAGTTGCGTCAGTTCTGGAAATTCAAGCGATACCTCCAAGGCAGCAGCCATTACGCCGTCTCCTCGCAAATCGCCTCATGCTCGCTGCGGTTGCCGTGTTCGAGCAGGCTCACGATCTCAAGCGTGCGAGAACGCCACGAGAACCGCATCTGCTGCGTGAGCCCCGGCAGGTGCCGCATCCGCACGCGGTGCGTGATCGTGGTTTCCTGCTGCCCGAGGGCCAGGGCCTCGCGGGCTGATACGCCTTCCACGCTCGCCCACACGGTCGTGGAGTCAGCCCACGTCAGCACCGTTTCGCCAAGGGCATTGGTCGTGCCGCTGGCAATCTGGACGGTGACGCGCTCGCGGAGCTTCCCGGCGTCGATCATCGGTAATTGCCCCACTTGATGGAGTCGAGCAGTTGCTTCGCCGCCTCGGGGATCGTGGCCGTGCTCCGCTTGTCGTACCACTCGCCCACGATCAACAGGATGGCGTTCTTCGCCCGCTGGGGCACGCTGGCACCATCGAACCCGTAGCCAGCCCACCACGTCACGCTCAGTGCGTTGTCATCGTGCCGGTGGGCCGGGTAGGTGCCGCCGTAGATGGGCTGCACCGTGCCGGGCGTGGCGTGTCGATCCACACGATACTCGGCCGTGCTCCAGGTGCCGGTGGCCCCGGCCTCGGCGGTGAACGTCACCGAGACGGCCGTGGCCGTGCCGCTGGCGATCATCGGCGGGCGTGGCAATTCCACCGGGGCGATGCCCGACGTAGGAAATCGGTCAAGCCGCATCACCCACTGCGTCGCCACGAGCGTGCGGTCGATGTAGTCCTCAACGTACTCGCGAGCCATCGCGATGAGCGAGGCGAGGTAGGCATCGTCGGCGGTCGAGTCCACCCGGCAGTGGGCCTTCGCCTCGCCAAGCGTCACGGGCTCAACGGCGGGCTGCGTCTGACGAGTCAGGCTTCGGTATTGCACGTCGTTTCCTCTTTGGGGTGGCGTCGGCCGTCTCGGCTTCCGGCTCAAGGGCCGCCGTCTCGATCAGTTCGCCTTGCTTGTCCTCGACGGCCACCCGCTGGGCGATCAACTGGGCGGCAAGCCCGCCGGGGATCTCCACGGTCTGCCCCTTGCGGTAGGCCCGCCACGAACGGGTGAACTTCAGTTTCCTCATTGGGGCACGCTCCATGCAGTTTCCGGGCGTTTGTTCGTGGTCGTGAATTCCGTGGTCCATTGGAAAACCGGCGTGCCCAGGTTCTTGCCCGGCCACGTCACGACGTATTCCCCGTGGCCCAGCACCACGCGCGGCGAGACGTAGACGCGGTTGCCGCTCTCGCGCCAGTTGCGCCAGAACCAGATGTCGTCATCCACGCGGCCCTCGTTCCACCCACCATCGGGGCCGGGCTTGCTCCAGAACCACGGCTTCTTGCACCGCTTCAGCGCGGCCGTGGAGATGACCGTCAGCCCGAAGTGGGCCGTGTCCACCTCCTGCACGGGCTCGGCGAACCACGACGAAGGCAGCGTCGTCTTGCCATCCTCGGGCGGGTTGTCGAGCGTGTCCTTCAGCGTCAGCATCGGGCGGCCGTCCTCGCGCTTGGTCTGCAAGCCGGTGAGCGCGTCGCACTGGAACGTCATGGCCATCGCGAAGAGGTGCTCGACATCTTCCTTCGTGAAGAACGTGTCGTAGTCGATGGTGAGCAGATACTCGCACTTGTCGAGAAACTGCTCCATGATCCGGGTGTTCACTTGGCTCCAGAACGCACCAGTGCCCATCGTGGGGCGAATCCCGAGCGGCATGAGGGCCTGAGCCCAAGCGAAGTGGTTGGCCGTGAAACTCAAGCGTGGCATCGACAGGATCGCTTCCACGCGAATGTCGGCCTCGGTGCCACCTACCTTGACGATCATGCGTACCTCAAAAAGAGAGCGGGCCGCCCCGTCGCGGAGCGGCCCGCCCAGTTTGCACATCACGTCAAGCCGTCAGGATCACAGGCCGACGAGGCCGATGACCGGACCGGCCACCGACGCGGAGCCCAGGTTGGGGTGGCTGATCGCCACGCGAGCCACGGCACGGATCACGGTCTGGTCGCTCAGGAAGTTCACCTGATCGCTGGAGGCGATCTCGATGCCCTGGCGAATGCCGTAGTAGGACGAGTTCGCCATGTTCCCGTAGAGGGCCATGATCGCACCCGTCGAATCGGCACCGCTCGGGAGGCGATCCGTAAGGACCACTTCCGAGCCGAGGAACGTGAGGCCCATGCCCTGGCTGAGCCCGACCGAACCGCCCTGGTTCAGGTCGAGAGCCTGCATGCAGGTCGCGAAGAAGTACGGCGAGCAGAACCACTTCGCACCCTGGCGGCTGTGCTGGGGCACGGCAGCCATCATGGCGAGGAGGTTGCCCTTCGTGACTTCCTCGGGGGTGTCACCGGCAGCCGTCACGAGCGACGCCGCGTAGGTGGCACCCGAGGCCGCCAGGAGGCCGCCCGTGTGGCTGGTCACAAGACCGGCCACGCCAGGAGCGTTCGCCGGGTTGCCCGCCCACGCAGCCGCTTCCACGGCGTTGCTGAGCGACAGCCCGAGCTCGGTGGCGATGAAGTCGGCGATGGAAACGATGGAGTCCTGGAGGAGCTCGCTCGCAACCACCACCGCACCCGTCACCTTCTTCGCCGTCAGCGTGACCTGGTTCATCGTCGGGTCGCTGGCGGTGATCGCCGTGTTCTCGTCGATCCAGTAGGCCGTGGTGCCGCCCGTCCGACGCGGGAACTGGAGCACGTCGCTCGGCATCGTCACCGAAGTGGCATTCTGAGCGAAGGCCGAATACTGGTCCACGAGCCGAATCACGGTCGAGGAGAGCACGTCGGGCACCACGGACGAACCGCTGTTCGCCGAGGTCGAGCCCATCGCACGAGCCTCAACGCCGTGGTCCTGGCACCACCGCTTGGCCTCGGCGTCGCCGCCCTTGGCCTTGAACCACATGCCCACCTTGTAGGCATCCTCGGCCGTCTTGAACGCACGGAGCCGACCGGAGAACGGAACCGCCTCGATGCGGACCTTCTCGGCCGACCGCTCCTCGGTCACCTCGGGAGCAGGCGAGCAACGCTCCACCACGCTCCGCAGGCTCTTCGCCGATTCGGCGACGGTCTTCTCGAAGTCGATCTTCTTGGCGAGATCACCGGCACGCTTGTTGAGCGTTTCCAGTTCGAGATCGCGCTCGGCAATCTTGTCGGCGTCGTCCGATTCGATCGCACGCACGGCGTCGATCCGGTTGGCGAGGTTGACCGCCTCGTCTTGCAGCTTCTTGAGCGAGTCCATGTCGTGAAATCTCCTGCGGCGGTATTGCCGATGGAGTCCACGATGCCGCTAGGGACGGGGTGCCTTGCAGTAACGCAGCGCGGAAAGTGTTGTTTTCACAAACGCCACCGCCCTCGCCCCACAGCGGGGGCACCGCAGATACCGCTGCCGCTCCTCGCCGCAGGCCCGGCTGGATCGCGTCCGCAAGCGTTCGCCGCAGGTGCAGCGCGGTTCAGACATTGCGAAGCCTCAGCGTCCAGGCCGCGGCGGCATCCCGCACCAGCGACCGCTTCACCACCTCGGCCACCGCCTCGGGCTCGGGCTGGCCCTGCGTCGCCAGCCACGCCTCATAGGAACGCATGGCCACAGAAGCAGAGGTGGCGGGGTACGCGGGCACGAGTACCGGCCCCACGTCATACAGCCCGCTCACCTCGCGGATCTGACGCACGGCCTTGCCGTCCTCGCCCGTGCGGAATGATTCGTTCTTCGGGTCCACCGTGAAGGCGAACGACGAGCCACGCACGTCGCGCCGCTGGATGAGCTCGAGCACGTCGGCCCGGCTCACGGGTGGCGTCACGACATACCGCAGCCCCTTGTCATCGCTCGACAGCTCGAGCGTGCCCGAGGACGTGCGGCCCAAGACGATGCTGGAATCGTGATTGAAGAGAGCCACCACGTCGCTCTTGCCCCGCTGGCGGCTCAGGATGCGGTCGAACGCACCGGGAAGGATCTCCTCACGGAACCCGCCGAGGTCGAGGGAAAGCCGGTTGTAGACGGCGGCGTAGCCCACGATGGCGGCGCGACCATCGGCCCGCTGCTCGACGATGAGCTCGTCGGCGTCCTCGAAGGCGAAGTCGCGGCGTTCAATTTCCATTGTCCTGCTCCTCTTGGTCTTCTGCGTCGTCTTCTGGGCTGGCCTCGTCCTCGACTCCCACAGGCGGCGCGGGGCTCGGCTCTGGTGCCGGGGGTTCCTCGCCCGCCTTGTCGAGCGTGGTCATGTTCAACTGAATGAAATGCTTGTCGCCTTCCGGCCCGATGGGATTCAGGTTTTCCAGTTCCCGAATCTCGTTCACCGTCATCCACCCGTTTTGCAGGGCCGAGACGTAGTAGGCCGACCGGCTCGCGTGATCGCCACGCAGCAGGCCCGAGACGCTGTGCTCGGCGAAATACGTCTCGTCATCCACGATGAGGTCGCGGGCGATGGCCGATTCCCACCGCTTGAGATGCGGCAGCAGGCAGTGCTGCACAAACTCGGTTCCCTGCACCTCGATGTTGGAATACGTCGAGCGGGTCAGGTCTTGGATCATGTGCGGCGGCACACGGAACGCCCGGCAGATTTCAATGACTTGGTACTGCCGCGTTTCGAGGAACTGGGCCGCCTCGTTCGAGCCGCTGAGCTCGTGGGCCTTCACACCGTTGGGCAGGACCGCCGTGCGGAACGCCCGATCCGCACCACGGTGCATCCGTTCCCACTGCT